TAACCCTAATGATAGATCAGCACAAGATGCTGCTGCATTTGAAAGAGAAGTTTCTGATGAGGCATCAAAGCGTTATGACAAGCCAGCAAATGGCATTTTAGTTCCTAACGAAGTTTTACAAAGAGACTTAAATGTAGGTACAGCAACTGCTGGTGGTAACTTAGTTCCGACTGAATTATTGTCAGGTTCATTTATAGACATTCTTCGTAAAAGAATGGCTGTTATGGCTGCTAACCCAACAATGCTTACTGGATTATCAGGAAACATTGCAATTCCTAGAATGACCCAGACAGCAACAGGATTTTTCGTTGGGGAAGGATCTGAGCCTACCGAGAGCCAACAGGCGTTCGATCAGGTCAACATGACTCCAAAGACAGTTGGAGGAGTGGTTGAATTTACTAGAAGATTATTGCTTCAATCATCAATTGACGTTGAATCAATGATTAGAGATGATATAGCCAGAGTAATTGCTACAAAGCTAGATAACGCAGCGATTTACGGTACTGGTTCTTCTAACCAGCCTCTTGGTATTAAAGACACAACAGGTGTAGGAACACAAACAATCACTACATTTGGTACTTTTGCTGAGTACATCGGCATGGAAACAGATGTTGCTGCTGCAAATGCAGATGTAGCAAATATGTTCTACATCATTAACTCTTCTGCTAGAGGTGCATTAAAGAGTACTGAGGTGGCATCAAATACAGGCAAGTTTGTTTTTGAGAACAATGAAATTAATGGCTATCCAGTTATTGTTTCTAACCAGCTTGTTAACAATGATGCTTTATTTGGTGACTTTAGTCAGTTCTGCATAGGCATGTGGAGTGGTTTAGATCTAACAGTAGATACAATCACTAAGGCTGGTTCTGGTACTGTCAAGATTGTTGCATTGCAAGATGTTGACTTTGCTATTAAGCAACCAACTGCATTCTGCTTCGGAACATAAAATGAAGGTTGAACTTTTAAGATCAACAATGATTGCTGGCACTCCTACGAGTGCCGGTTCAACCATCGATGTAGATGACAATGTTGGTCGTTTGCTTATTTTTAGTGGTAAAGCTAAAGAAGCTTCGGAAACAACTGTAGAAGTTGTAGAAGAAGTTGTAGAAGAAAAACCCAAAGCAAAGCAAAAAACTAAGAAAAAACCGACTACAACAGAGGAAACTTAACGTGGCTATTATTCAACAAAATTTAGAAAAGTTAGATGTTACAGCAGCGGTAGCATCTGCTTCTGTCACAGCTACAGCAACATCGAGTGCTATTGATTTAAAAGAATTCGATGGAGATGTTCTATTAATTCTTAATAGTGCAGCCGGAACAGGATCATCACCAACTTTAAATATTAAAGTTCAAGATTCTGATACATCGGGTGGTACTTATGGAGACTTGTCTGGGGCTGCTTTTACTGAAGTTACAACTTCTGCATCACTTCAAACTCTTGAAGTAAATAAAGATGAGTGTAAAAGATTCATAAAAATTGTACAAACAGTAGGTGGATCATCACCTGTATTTGTATATGGAATCTCACTTGTTGCAGCTAAAAAATACGGATAAAAATATAGCCCCTTACATAGGGGCTTTTTCTTATGGCTTTTACAGAAAATCTCAATGTTTTTTTTAATGATTTTTCAAATGATGTTGTTGTAAGTAATGTTTCTTATAAAGGCATATTAGAACAGCCAGATGAATTGATTGCAGATGGCATTGTCATGACAACGGATTATGAATTAACTGCAAAAAATAGTGATCTTGGATCAATAGCATTTGACACGATAGTAACAATAGATAGTGTTCAATATAAAGTAAGAAATGTAAGAAAAATAGATGATGGTATATTATGCAAAATTTCTTTAAAGAAGGTTTGACATGACAACAAAAAGGGAACAGATATTAGCACAAATAAAGACTAATTTAACAGGTACAACTGGTGTCGGTACAAGAATATTTAGGTCACGAGTTGAGGCATTTACTAGGGCAGAAACTCCAGCAATAATTATTGAGCCAATAAGTGATACTCCACAAGATACACAAAGTTTTAGCGATAGAATAACTTGGGAATTTAAAGTAAGAGTATCAGTAATTGTTAGAGGATCTATTCCAGATAGTGTTGCAGATCCTACTATTAAAAGTCTTCATACAAAAATCTTGAATGATCCTTCTTTAGGTGGAATAGCAACTGATGTAAAACCATCTACAACAAGTTTTGAAATTCTTGAAGCTGATGAAGCAGCAGGGGTTATTTCTTGTGAATTTGATGTTGAATATCGAACTGCTTACAACACTTTGACTTAATAATTTCAATGTATGATGAACCCTAACAACCCTGACCAACTATTATGAGTAATGAAAACCAAGGTAAAGGTGGAACTTATCTTCTAGACCCAAAAACTGGAAAAGTTACACTATTACAACAAACAACTGACCCTGATACACCAATTGAGGTAAACACAAATGGCATTGCTGACAAGAAAAAGAGTAATTCTAATCGAGGCAGAAAGTAGCTACGGAACAGATCCAACTCCAACAGCAACAGATGCTGTTCTTGTAAGAGATCTTACAATTACTCCACAAAATAGCGACTTAGTAAGCAGAGAACTTATTAGGCCATATCTAGGAGCTTCAGAACAGCTTTTAGCAAATACAAGAGTTGAGTGTACTTTTGCGGTCGAGCTTACAGGAAGTGGAGCAGCAGGTACAGCGCCCAGGTACGGAAGTGCATTAAAGGCATGCGGCCTATCTGAAACAGTTGTGGCAAGTACAAGGGTTACATATGCACCAGTTTCTAGTAGTTTTAGTTCTGTAACTATTCACTACAATATAGATGGTGTCAGACATAAAGTAACCGGGGCAAGAGGAACTGTTGAGTTGTCAGCAGAAGTAGGTCAAATCCCTGTATTAAATTTTTCAATGCAAGGTATATACAATGCCCCAACTGATACAGCTTTACCAACAGTTACTTATGGAAACCAAGCATCTCCGTTAATTTTTAAAAATGGCAATACAAGTAGCTTTGAATTACTCTCATTCGGCGGTGCATTACAATCAGTTAATTTTGATTTAGGAAATGAATTAATTTATCAGGAATTAGTTGGAGGAACTAAACAAGTTCTTTTAGTAGATAGACAAGCTACTGGAACTGTCACCATCCAAGCACCAACTATTTCGCAAAAAGATTATTTTGCAGCAGCTTTAGTTGATAGTAGTTTAGGTAATTTACAATTTACTCATGGCACTACTGCTGGAAATATAGTTCAATTTACTTCTTCTAAAGTTGATATTGGTGATGTAAATTATGGTGATATTGATGGAATCGCTAGTTTAGAAATACCTTTCACCTTAGTTCCAAGCACTAGTGGTAATGATGAGCTTGCTTTGATTTATACTTAACAAAATAAAAATAAGAGCTAAAGTGTAGAAGTATATTTATTTCTACACCTTATGCCTTTTGTAAGAAAAAAGAACAAAACATTTAAATGGCCTGTCATTGTTCGTGAACCTAGTGAAACAAATGCTGGTGTTTATGAAGAAAGTGAATTTATTGCTGTTTTTAAAAGATTAAAAGTAAGCGAGTATCAAAAAGCAGTTGATGATAAAACAGAATTTGAAATGCTTCAAATGATGTTAGTTGGATGGGAGAACATGAAAGAGGAAAATGGAGAGGATATTCCATTTAACAGTCAGAATTTAAAAGATATGATGGAAGACTCATATTGGCTTAAAGCTGTATCAACATCTTATACAGCATCACTTATAGAAGAAAAAGTAAAAAACTAGAAGAGGCAGTTCTTTATTGGCTGGGGTCTGGTAAAGAAGTTATTGATGAGACAGAAGAAGATGCAAAAGCATTTGGTTTAGAACTGCCTAAAGTAGAAAAAGAAGAAAATAAAGACTTTGAAGTTTTAGAAGATAATTGGGATGCCTTAATGATTTTTTGTAATATGCAAACACAATGGACTACATCTTTTGGAGGTTTCGTAGGATTAAAATATGAGATACTTCTTATGCAAGGTGGTATGTTTGACCTTTACAATATAAAAGAAAGGTCTAAAATCTTAGAAGAGATTCAAATCATGGAAGCAAAAGCCTTGAGAGAATTAAATAAGGAAACTAAATAATATGGCTGACACTACTGTTACAAGAGTTGGTATAGTATTTCAAACTGGTGGTGATTCACAAGTTACAAAAGCATTTAAGAAATTAACTAGAGAAGTTGGAGGTTTGAAAAGAGATTTTGGAGCTTTGTCTGATAAGTCTTTAAGAAAAGTAAAACAACAATTACTTGGTGTTAGTGGTGCTACAAAAAATAGCATTAATAGTATGCAAGCGCAAAGAAATGCTTTGCAAGGTTTACGCAATATGGCAGATGTTACAGGTTTAGAATTTAAGCAACTTACAAAAGATATTAGTCTGCTTGATGCAAAGATGAGGCAAGCTGCTGCTGGTGGAGGTGCTGGTGGTCTTAAGGGAAGATTAAAAGGGTTTGCAAAAGGTGCTGGAGCGATAGCTGCTGGTGGAATTTTTGGAGGCCCAGAAGGTGCGATAGGTGGTGCTATCGGTTTAAATTTTGGTGGGCCTGCTGGTGCTGCTGTCGGTGCTGCTATTGGCGCACAAGTTGGCATGGTTAGACAACAACTTTCTGGTATTACAGAATTTTCAGCAGAATTAGCTTTGCAACGAAAAGCGTTGAAGTTAGTTATAGGAGATACAAACAAATTTAATAATTCGCAAAAATTTCTATTAAAAACGTCTAGAAGTTTAGCAATACCTCAAAGTATAATTACAAGACAATTTACATCTTTAACAGCATCTGTTGTAGGTGCTGGTAAATCTGTATCTGACGCAGAAGAAGTTTTTAAAGCAATAGCTGCTGGTATAAGAGGTACTGGTGGATCATTAGAAGATATGAAGTCTGCGATGAGAGCGACTGCTCAGGTGTTCTCAAAAGGCAAAGTAAGCGCAGAAGAATTGAGACAACAACTGGGTGAGAGACTACCCGGTGCATTTACTTTGTTTGCAGATTCTATGGGTAAAACACCAGCAGAATTAGATAAAGCGTTAGAGCAAGGTAAAGTAACTCTTGATGATTTTATGAAGTTTGCAAAAACTTTATTTGCAACTTATGGAGAAAACGCGGAAATCTTAGCACAAGGGCCAGAAGCGGCTGGTGATAGATTGAGAACATCATTAGAAGAATTGAATGATGATTTAGGTGCATTATTAAGACCTATTGGAGTCCAATTCCAAAAATTGTCTGAGGATATAATTAAAAGTTTTGGAGGCATTGTAAAAGCTTTTAGACAGACAGTTGAAGGAATTGTAAAAGAGCGTGAAATGATAAAAGAATTAGAACTCACAAAGAATGAAAGACAAAAAATAAATACACAATCAAAAGATAAAGCTGTACAACAAATTAAAAATACTGTAATCACTCAAGAAGATATTGATAATATTATTAAAAATACTGGTTTTAGATTAAATAGAAAGGCTTTTGAAAAGAGTTTACAGAATGAATTAGGAAAAACTTTTGGTGAGGTAAGAGATGGTTTTGCAATCTTTGAAAAAGCAAGAGGAAAAAATCTTTTTGATGTAACTCGTGAGATAAGAAGGGATGCTATTTCAAATATGTTTACACAAACAGGAACAGATGCACAAGGTAGGGATTTTGATGATCAGGATTTCAATACTGGCCCTATTTCAACTGTTACAGAAGACACTCCAGAAATAGATCAAGACAAAACACTAAATGGAATACAAAGAGGAGCGCAACAATATTTTGATACAATAAAAAGCTTTGCTGAAGAAACTGGAGCAGCAGTAAACAAAGCATTTAAAG